GGTTGTCTAAAATATTTTCTTAAAGGATTTTGTTCAATATTGCTACTAAACTGTTCTGGGTTAAATTCTGGCATTAAGTTCTCCGTATAAATACAATGTATAAGTATGTATCTCTATTATTTATATGCGCACATAACTTAGGAAACAAATAGTGGCTGAAGAAGTAGAAATTGGCAATGTAGGCGGCAATGGTGTAGCTAGTGAAGTTACACTACAACGTCTTATAACAGTAACAGAAGCCATGGCTAAAAAAGCTGGCGTTGATCCTAAAGATGTCACTAAGAAACTTAATGCACTTAGTAAAGCAACTGGTGATAACATTGTTGTAAGCACTAAAAATAGAGATGCACTAAAAAAGAATAACAAAGCAGTCACAGCATCAACAAATGCTCTTAAAAAATTAAGCAGTGTTGCAGGCGGGCAGCTTTTAAGTGCATTTGCAAGTATTGCAAGAAGCGGCACAGAGATGACAAAGGCATTTATAGCTGGTGAAAAATCACTAACTGCATTTGCTAGTCAACTACCATTAATTGGCGGTAGTCTAGGTGTACTCACTAGCTTGTTTGATGAGAGCTTTGCTGCATTTCAAAATGTAGCAACATCTGGAGCAGCATTTAATAATAGTTTGGTTGAATTAAGAAACAGCTCAGCCAATGCTCGTTTGGGTCTTGATGAATTTGTTGGATTTATTTCAGCAAACACTGACAAGCTAGCATCGTTTGGAGGAACAGCAACCCAAGGTGCAAAAATGGTTGCTAATATGACCAACAGTAACAAAGACATGATAGACAGCATGTTGAACATGGGTTTTACTTTTGAAGAAATCAACGAAGCAATGCTAGACTTCCAATATCTAACACGAGCTGGTAACAGAGGCAAACGTTTAGAAGGTGAAGAACTAAAAAGAACAGCAGGCGTTGCAGGAGATTATGCAAAACATTTGACCACACTTGCCAAGCTGTCTGGCAAAGAAGCAAAAGCAGCTGAAGCAGAAATTCAACAAAAAATGCAAGATGTAGCCTTCCAACGAAAACTTGCAACAATGAGTGCAGAAGAACAAGCCAAAGTAAACATGGCTATGCAGCAAGCACAAGCAGCTGGCGGCAAAGCTGCTGTAGATGCACTAGCAGCTGAATTCTTAGGTATGCCTCCTGTTACAGAAGAAGCTCGTTTGTACACAGCTACAATGGGTACCCAGATGGGTATATTAACAAGCAATCTACAAACTGCACAAGATGAATCTGTAAAAGTTAGTGAGATGTCAACAAAGATATTAACAAGCAATGTTGATCTAATGGAAGCAAATAAAAATTCAGCAGCTGAATTTGGAACACTGCTAGATGCAGCAGCAGTTGGTGTTGAGGGTGACCTGGGCACCATTGCTGGATTCTTTAATGATGCAAGCTTAAAGTATACTGATTATCTTAATATTACTGGTGACCTTGATAAAGAAAGAGCCCTTCAAGCAGCAAAAGATGCACAAGCTGAAGCAGACAGACGAGCAGATAGTACACAGACTATGGCAGAATTTACTGCAAGTTTGGCAACTCTGCAAACAGCATTCCAAACTGAAGTTGTTACTCCTCTAATGGAAGCAATAGGTCCTGCACTGAGAGAAATAGCAGGAATGATTGCTCCTGACAAAGACGAAGACGGAAAGGACATTGAAGGCACAGGAATTGCTAGACACTTCAAAACAATAGGAGATTTGTTACGTGACACTGTAGGTCCTGCAATTAAACAATTTATTACTGACTTTAAAGAAGCTGAAGATCCTATGGTGTTTATAAAAGATTTCTTTAAAGATGCAATAAGCGGTATAGGTGCTTTCACATTTGATTTAATAAAAGATGTGTTCTTAGGTCCAGATACAAAAACAATTCCGACTCCTGGCGGAGAAGTAGAAGTTGAAGTTGATCGCGAAGGCGGATTGCTATATCAGGCTAGAGATGCATTAGTTGAAGGCATTAAAAGTTGGTGGGGTGATCAAAGCCTCGTTACACAAGCAATGGTAGTAGGCGCAGGTGTACTATTTGCAGGCGGTGGTCCGCTGGCATTAGCAATGGCAGCTGGCGCAACTAAGATGATGGCTAGGGGTGCTAAGGCTATGGTAATGCCTCGTACTACTCCTGTTGCTCCAGGAACTGGCGCAACTGTTGGCAGAGATCCTAAAACAGGTCAGTTCACAAGTTTAAAAAATGCTCCAGCCACAGGCGGCGGAATAGGCAAAACAGCAGCAAACTTAGGACGTGGCGCATCTAGATTGTTAGGCCCATTAGCAGCATTACTAAGTATTGCTGAAATTGGAATGATTGCAACAGACGATTCGTTAACTAGAGATGAAAAAACTGTTGGAGTTTCATCAGCAGCCGGAGGCGGCGGCGGCGCATTAGCAGGCGCGATGGCAGGTGCAGCAATAGGTTCGGTAGTTCCAATTATTGGTACAGCTATCGGCGGCGCCCTCGGCGGCGCTCTTGGTTATTTCGGTGGTAGTTGGTTAGGTGGTAAAGCAGGCGAGGCGATGGTAGGCGATGGCGAAACCGCACCAGCAGGCACACCAACACCTCCAGTCAGCCCAGCGCCAGCAGGCTCAGCAGCAGCAGCAATGCTAACAGAAGATCAAGTAAGTCGAATGGAACGAGTCTCTGTAATAAGCTTTGATGAATTTAATGCAAGCATGAGTAGATTAAATCCAAACAAGCTTTCGCGCATTTCAGGCATAGACTTTACAGATTTTGCAACCGGATTAAAAACATTTGCCGAAATACCAAATCTGCAAACACAACTTAATGCAGTTAATACACTTGACACATCCGGAATTAGAAGTTATACTGAAGCTATGGATGCTTTAGTTGAAACACTTTCCAATCTAAACGAAGAATTAAGTAAAGACAATGATACTTTGTTTACTAGTAGAGCTGATGCTGGTGAGCTATTAAACGGCATTAGTATGTCCACAAGTGGGACAAATCAGAGCTCTCAACAGTTAAATAGTACTATGCAACAGGTATTGGCAGTACTTTCGGATATAAAAGATTTTGAAGAAAGAACAGCCAATAATACTAAAAACATACAGTCTAGCAATATTGCCCGTGGCGGGGTAAGTAATGTTGGACAATAAGGAGCAATAAAAAAATGTCGTGGAAAAAATATTTTACACCAGTACCGACAGGTGACAACCAAAACGGAAGTTATTCTCCGTTTACAAGCCGCGGTAATGGTAATATGGCTGGCCCGGCACGTTCTAATTATTCAAGTTACTTGCCTGATGTTTATGTAGGTTCGCCTAACAGAGTTGAACGCTACGGACAATACAACACAATGGATCAAGACAGTGAAGTTAATGCTGCGCTTGACATTCTTGCTGAATTTTGCACACAAAAAAATAAACAAAACAATACTCCGTTTATTGTAGATTATAGAGGCAAAGCTGCAACTAATAGTGAAATTACTATTATTGGTCAGTATTTGCAACAGTGGAATAAACTACAAAATTTTGAAACAAAAATATTTAGAATACTACGCAATGTATTTAAAATGGGAGATCAATTTTTTCTAAGAGATCCAGAAACTAAAAAATGGTTTCATGTTGATCCTGCAAACGTAACACGTATTATTGTAAATGAAAGCGAAGGTAAAATTCCTGAGCAATATGTGATTAAAAATGTAAACTTTAATTTTAAAGACGGCGTTGCAACAACTCCATATGTAAACAATGGTAACATGAGTCCAGCAGGCGGTGGACAATACAACGGATCAAGTCCAACTGGAGGCGGCGGAGCCAAAGGCATGGTAGGACCACAATCAAGTATGAGCGGTTCACGTTTTACAACTGACGATAGTGAATTTACTGTTGATGCAGAACATGTTGTACATCTAAGTCTATCAGAAGGTTTAGATAATAATTATCCTTTTGGTAATAGTTTATTAGAAACTATTTTTAAAGTATACAAACAAAAAGAATTACTCGAAGATGCTATTATTATCTATCGAGTACAACGTGCGCCAGAGCGTAGAGTATTCTACGTTGATGTGGGTAACATGCCAAGTCACTTGGCTATGCAATTTGTAGAACGTGTTAAGACGGAAATACATCAAAGACGTATCCCATCGTCAACAGGTGGAGGCCAAAATGTCATAGACAGTTCTTACAATCCACTGTCAATCAACGAAGATTACTTTTTCCCACAAACTGCTGAAGGTAGAGGATCTAAAGTTGAAACACTACCAGGCGGAACAAACCTAGGAGAGATTGATGACCTTAGATATTTTACTAATAAGCTCGTACGCGGCTTACGAATTCCTAGCAGTTACTTGCCTACAGGCGCTGACGACAGTGCTAGCCAGTACAATGATGGACGAGTCGGAACTGCTTACATACAAGAATTAAGATTTAATACATATTGTGAACGTTTACAAAATCTAGTAGCAGAAGAATTTGATACAGAATTCAAACGTTACTTACTTGACAAAGGTGTAAACATTGACACATCGATGTTTGATTTAAAATTCCAACCTCCACAAAACTTTGCAAGTTATAGACAAAGTGAAATTGATAATGCACGTATTCCAACATTTACACAGATGAGTGCAATACCTTATATTTCGAATAGATTTGCAATGCAACGTTTCTTAGGATTGTCAGAAGAAGAACTTGCAGAAAACGAACGTTTATGGCGTGAAGAGAATGAAGAAAACTTAGAACCAACACCTGGAGATCCAAGTGCAGAAATGCGTGACGCAGGTATTAGTAGTGCAGGTATTGCAGACGATTTAGGTGGTATAGAAGACGAAGCACCGGAAGGTGCCGGTGGCGAAGACGGCGGAGACGGAACTGCACCAGACACTGTAACCGGACAAGAATTAGGCACTCCGGCGCCAGGAACTGAACAAACGATATAAATACAATATGATACTTAGAGAATTATTTTATCACGACCCAGAAACTGTCGATCCTGTAGAAGACAAACGCTACGAGGCAGACTATGACGATTCGTCTATGAAAAAAGACGACACTCGAAAAACAAGACTATCTCTAAGCCAAATCAACCGAATTCGGAAAGCAAGTGAGCTACATACAGAAGAAAAGCGTAAAGAACAAACGTTCGTAAAACAAATGTATGGTATAGCAGCAAACGCAGAATCCGGAGTATAATAATTGCAAAAAATAGCGTTCGTGCTTGGCAATGGCACTAGTCGAAAACCTATTGACTTACAACAATTAAAATCTTTTGGAACTTTATACGGATGTAATGCATTGTATAGAGATTTTGAACCTGATTATCTTATTGCAGTTGATACTAAAATGATTTTAGAAATTAACAAAGCAGGATATCAGCACAGTCATACAGTGTGGACTAACTCTAATCGTGCATTTAGAGGAATGAATGGATTTAATTTTTTTAATCCTAGCAAAGGTTGGAGCAGCGGCCCTACGGCGCTTTGGTTAGCTAGTACTCACGACATTACTGATGTTTATATATTAGGGTTTGATTATCAAGGAATTGAAGAAAAAATTAACAATATATACGCAAGTACTCCAAATTACAAAAAAAGTCATGATCGTGCAACATATCATGGAAATTGGCTTAATCAAACCTGTATTACTTGTCAAAAATTTAGTCAAAAAAGATATATAAGAGTGTTAGGAGAACATGCTTTTATACCAAAAGAACTGACTAGAATTGACAATTTATCGCATATTTCAATTGAAGAATTTAAAAAACTGTTCAATCTTACCTAATATTCCTAAAACGGCTTGTTTTGGGCCTATTTCTACGTACTTTTCTGTTAATAGAGTAAATATATTATGACAGCCCCGTACAGGAGACTTCTTCTGTGCAACAAAAACATTTATAGGAGTTTAAAAATGGCAGATCAAAACAAATTTGAAAAGATGCTAGAGCTACTTGTCAACGAAGACAAAGAAGCAGCACAAGAATTATTCCACGAGATTGTAGTAGAAAAATCACGTGACATTTATGAATCACTACTAGAAGACGAAGCAGAAGTTGATGAAGCTACTGATGAAGAAGTAGATGAAGCAACAGACGAAGACATAGACTAATCAGATGATGACCTAGAAGAAAACTTTGACTTAGATACATTTGAAGTTGAAGCAGATGACGACATGGGCGGAGACGCAACTGACGACATGATGACAGACCTAGGCATGGACGACGAAGGTGAAGAAGGCGACGAAGACGAAGGTGAAGAAGGCGATATGGAAGATCGTGTAGAAGACCTAGAAGATGCGCTAGACGACCTAAAAGCAGAATTTGAAAAAATGATGGCTGGCGATGACGAAGGCGACGACGAAGCTGAAGAAGAGCCAGAAGAAGCATTTGCATTTGAAGCAACAGACGAAGAAGTCGACGAAGCAACAGACGAAGAAGTTGATGAAGCTACTGATGAAGAAGTAGAAGAAGCAGCAGACGAAGAAGTTGAAGAAGGCGATAAGTCAGCAAGCGAAACAATGCGTGAGTATGTAGAAAAAGTATCAGCTACAATGGGCGACAACGGTGCAAACACCAAGTCATCAGTAGCAGGCGCAAACGATATGGGCGGAACAGCAGGTAATTTAAACCAAGCTGGTTCAGATGCAAGCGCAGAAGCCGGAGCAGGAAGTACAGTTAAAGGTAATGCTTTAAGTGATACAGGTGCAAAGGACATGAATACCAAGAACGTTAACGTTCCTGGTGGTAAGGCAGCAAAAGCTGGCAAAACCGAACCTGGACACGGCGCTGAAAAGAAGTCAAAGCCAGAGACTGCTGACAACAAAAAATCTGTTGTAGGCAAATAAGAAGCGATAGTAAGGACTAATTGATGAAAAACTTACAAGAGCATTTGACATTCGACCAAGCTAATATAGTGCTTGAGAATGCCAACGAAGGAAAAGACCTTTATTTAAAAGGTATTATGATCCAAGGTGGTGTTCGCAACGCTAATCAGCGAGTGTATCCTGTAGATGAAATCGGCAGGGCTGTCAAAACTCTCAATGATCAAATTACTGGAGGATACAGTGTTCTCGGAGAAGTTGATCATCCCGAAGGTCTTAATATCAATATTGACCGTGTTAGCCATATGATAACTGAATGTTGGATGGATGGCGATAACGGTTATGGAAAACTGAAAATTTTACCAACACCGATGGGGAACCTAGTTAAAACAATGCTTGAAAGCGGAGTTAAACTAGGCGTCTCGTCACGTGGTAGCGGTAACGTAGCAGACGACGGCAGTAATACCGTTTCTGATTTTGAAATAATCACTGTGGACGTTGTGGCTCAGCCTAGCGCCCCTGGTGCATATCCAACACCAATTTATGAAACACTTATGAATGCACGTGGGGGAATGAAGGCATACGAATTAGCACAGGCAACTAAACACGACGACAAGGCACAAAAGTATCTTAAGGAATCACTAATCAACATGATTAGTAAACTCCAATGAAACAGGAGAAAGTAATGATAGATGCAATAAAAACTCTATTTGAAAACGATGTTGTTTCATCTGAGGTTAGAGAACAAATTGAAGAAGCTTGGGAAGCAAAGATTCAAGAAAACAAAATGCAGGTAACTGCTGAGTTACGCGAAGAATTTGCTGGTAAGTATGAGCACGATAAGTCAACTATGGTTGAAGCTATTGACTCACTACTATCTGAGCGTCTTGCTGAAGAGATCGCAGAGTTTGCAGAGGACCGCAAACAACTAGCAGAAGCAAAAGCAAAATATGCTGTTGCTCAACGTGAAAATGCAGATCTACTGAAGGGTTTCGTTGCTGAAAACTTAGCAAACGAAATTAAAGAATTAAGAGCAGACAAGAAAGCAATGGCTGAATCATATGCCAAGCTTGAAGAGTTTGTTGTTGAGTCTCTAGCAGGTGAAATTGCAGAATTTGCAGAAGATAAGAAAGACTTAGCTGAAACTAAAGTACGTTTAGTACGCGAAGCTAAGACACACTTCGCTAAAGTTAAAGCTAACTTTATCGAAAGAAGTGCTACAGCAGTATCTGAAATGGTTGGTAAATCACTTAAAGGTGAAATCCATGCATTGAAAGAAGATATTGACGCAGCACGAAGCAACGACTTTGGTCGTAAAATATTTGAAGCATTTGCAAACGAGTATACAACTTCGCACTTGAATGAAAATTCAGAAGTAAGTAAACTAATGGGCGTATTAGCTGCTAAAGACAAGCAACTAGTAGAAGCTAAAGCATTTGCTACAAAAGCAAAAACTCTTGCAGAAACAGCAGGCAAAGAGAAATCTCGCTTAGTTGAATCAGCACGTAGAGAAAAGATTATGAACTCGCTAATTTCGCCATTAGGCAAAGATCAGCGTGAGATTATGACAGACTTACTGGAATCAGTACAGACAGATAGACTACAAAAGTCTTTCGATAAGTACTTACCATCAGTTATTGACGGAAATACTCCAGCAAAGCGTAAGGCAGTAATTACAGAAGGCACAGAAGTAACAGGCAACAGACCCGAAACAAAAACAATGACAACTAAAGCAGACGACTCAAACAACAATGTCTTAGACATACGCCGTCTTGCTGGATTAAATTAAGGAGATTATGATGTCAGAACTACTAGAATCACGCTGGGTAGACACCAAAACTGCTCTTCTTGAAGGCCTGCAAGGCAACAAGAAGTCTGTGATGGCTGCTACACTAGAAAACACTCGCAAGTATTTGTCAGAGAGTGCAACAGCAGGCGCAACAAGTGCAGGTAACGTAGCAACACTTAACCGTGTTATCCTACCAGTTATCAGACGTGTTATGCCAACAGTTATTGCTAACGAACTAGTCGGCGTACAGCCAATGACTGGACCAGTTGGTCAGATCCACACATTACGTGTACGTTACAGTGACACAGTCGCAGCTAACGGTGACGTAGTTGGTACTACAGCAGGCGAAGAAGCTCTAAGCCCATTCAAAATTGCTGAACAGTATTCAGGCTCTACAGCAGGTAAAGCAGATAGTACAGCAACACTAGAAGGTGCAGCTGGACGTAAAATGTCAATTCAAATCTTGAAGCAGACAGTTGAAGCTAAGACACGTAAGTTGTCAGCTCGCTGGACGTTTGAAGCTGCACAAGACGCACAGTCTATGCACGGTATTGACGTTGAAGCAGAAATCATGGCAGCACTTGCTCAAGAGATTACTGCTGAAATCGACCAAGAAGTAATTGGATCGCTTACAACACTATCTGGCGCAGCGGCACAAACATACAACCAAGGCGCAGTATCAGGTACAGCTACTTTCGTAGGTGATGAGCATGCTGCACTAGCAGTACAAATCAACCGCGTAAGTAACTTGATTGCACAGCGTACACGTAGAGGCGCAGGTAACTGGGCAGTGGTATCACCATTCGCACTAACTATCCTACAGTCTGCTACAACTTCAGCGTTCGCAAGAACAACAGAAGGTACATTCGAAGCACCAACTAACACTAAAATGGTTGGTACATTGAACAATGCAATGAAAGTATATGTAAACACATATGCAGCAGACGATGCAGCAGTACTAATCGGCTACAAAGGTTCAAGCGAATCAGATGCAGCGGCATTCTATTGCCCATACATCCCGCTAATGAGCTCAGGCGTTGTGCTTGACCCAACATCATTCGAACCAACAGTGTCATTTATGACACGTTACGGATATGTTGAGTTAAACAACACAGCATCATCGCTTGGTAACGCAGCTGATTACTTAGGTAACGTTGCTATTACTGACACATCAGTAAGCTTCAGCTAAGTTTTACTTTATAGTAAACTGAAATAGGCCCTGCGGGGCCTATTTTTTTGACTAAATATTCTGTGAAACGTTTAATTCTTTTATTATCTTTTTTAACAGCTTGTTCTACCCCAGCAATTTCAATTGACAGTGTAGTAACGGCACAACCTTATATTGGACTACAGGAAAGATCACATAGAGCAGAACTAAAACAACTGTTGGATATAGATCCTGTGCGTACAGAATGGTGTGCCGCATTTGTCAACAGTGTGTTGGAAATAGATGGTATACCTAACTTAAACAACCAAACAGAATATCCTCCACTGGCGGCAAGAAGTTTTCTATATTGGGGAGATCGTGTAGACCCTGCAGATATACAGCGTGGTGATGTTGTGGTGTTTCCAAGAGGCACACAAGGATGGCAAGGACATGTTGGATTCTATGTTGACACACAGATGCATAACGGTCGAGAATATTGGATTGTACTAGGCGGCAATCAAAGCAACGAAGTAAGATATGACTTCTATTCTCCTAGTAAGGTTTTAGGTATTAGACGTTACTCTAAAGAATTGATAAATACTAATGTCAAATAGTGTGCCGCAAGGCGGACTTATGCTGTACCCACAGCGTAGCTCATAGAACGGGCATAGGACTACTTTTTATAGGAGAAAACAAATGGGAAGACCACTAAATAAAAGAAATGTCGGAGAGCCAACAGCAGGCGGATCTGAAATCAAAGTACGTTTTCGTGCTACAGGCGAAGTAGAAGCAAACGGCTGGATCGTAAAGCAATTAGGATCTAAAAAGTTCCGTTGCACAGACGGCACAGACACAGAAGATTGCACATTAGCAGATAAAGCACAAGGTACTTTAGCAGCAGGCGATATGACAATTACTGTAAAAGACGACGGCGGCACAGCTCGTCAGGTTACTAAAATTGCAGGACGTAAAGTAACACTTGACACAGGCGCAAGTATTTCTTGGACTTTTGATGATGCCAACAACGATGGCGCAGTTGAAATGGAAGAAGCTGGTACAGCTGATGACTTCACTGGCGCAGACGATTTCGAAGCTGACTAAGATTAGTTATGGGGGATTAAGTTCCCCCATAAACTTTTAAATAGGATTAAAGAATGTCAAAATATCTAAATGTACCCAATGGTAATTATAAAATAAACGTTAAAACTGGCGGGAAAATCTATTTGGATACCGGTTTTGAAACGGGTACAGTTGAAATATCTGGCAATTTATTAGTTAGAGGCGAAACAACAACAGTAAATACCGCTGAATTAAATATTGAAGATAATATTATATTACTAAACAGTGGTGAAACTGGCGCAGGTATTACATTAAATGAAGCAGGTATTAGAATTAATCGAGGTTCGTTACCTGATTCATTTTTCAAATATGATGAAGATGTAAACGGATTTATATCAATTGATGAAAGTAGTAACTTAATATCATTAGCAACAAATCAAATTGATTCTAGAAGCCAAAATTTAGTCTTAAATGCTGGATCAAGTACTGTAAATGTAAGTCCTACTGTCGATTACGAAAGAAAAGTATTTACATACGATGGTGGCGGAATCTTAACAGGATATAATGCTGCAAAAGCAGATGTAATACCAAATGCACAGGCAGTTGTTGACTACGTGGCATTTAACTTTGCAAATGTTTTCTTACGCCAAATTGGTGATGGAGTTTTAACACCTAGTAGTATTGAAATTGACGATGAAGAAAACACCAGTGTTGATAGTGTAATTAAATTTACAATTGATGGCAATGTTGTAAGTCAGGTATATGCTGATCGTTGGGAATTTGACGAAATAAGAATTGCTGGATCAACCATTGAAACAATTTCAAGTAATGAAGATTTAGTATTAAGATCTGCAGGTACTGGCAATATTAGAATAGATGATACACTACATTTAAATAAAGTTCCTAGTGTAGGCGACCCTAGTTTAGAACCTGCACAAGCATCTGATGGTACTAAAATTTATATAGCAGATCAATACACTGGAAACTCTGGAATTTATTTCGTAAATGACGAAGGAAACAGAGACGAGTTAGTAAGTAATAATAGAGCACTCCTATACGGAATGTTATTTTAAGGATTAAAAATGGCAATAGTAAACCAACAATTAACGACTACACAACTAGATATGATAACTGTTCCAGCTAGTAAGTCGTATGCAATTACAAATATTTTAGTTTGTAATAATGGTACAGCAGCGGCATCATTTGATATGCATTTAATTCCACAAAGTTCAAGTTTGAGTAATACTGTAACAAGAGTTATTAATAACTTAGAATTACCTGCAGGCGAAACTTTTACATTTGATAGTGAAAAAATTGTATTAGAAGTTGGCGATAAGATTTCATTTGTTGCTGAACCTGACATTGGAGCAGCACTAACTGATCTTGCAGCGACAGTGAGTTATTTGGAAGTATAACATGAGATTAATCAAAGCACAAAGTACAAATCTAAGAGGCATTTACTCCAAAGGAGTCAAATATGATATTGACGACCAAGTAGTTGTTGATAGTACTCGTGCTATGAAAGTTCCAGTTGGAACCTTAGCACAACGTCCAGGAGAAGTAGGAATTGATACTAGTTCAAGTGTAGGACAACTAAGATATAACAGTACTGATAATCAATTAGAAGTATACCAAAACGGTGCATGGAGAGAAGTACGTTTTAAAGAACCTAATCAAGATCCTGGAGTTGTTTGGCAAAATTTAGGCGTTGGTAATATAGCAGCAGACGAAACCGTATTTGGCGAATTACAAAGTAATGATCCGGATTATCCTGTTCCTGCAACTGCTAATAATATTATTGTATTAATTGAAAATGTAGTACAAATACCTACTACAAACTATACAATACATCAAACAGCAGAAGTTACAAGCGGCGGAGCTGAAGAAGGTCCCAATCATCCTTATACTGAAACAGGTACAGGTTGGTGGATCAAATTCACAAGTCCTGTACCTACTGGCAAACCAGTTACTGTAATTCATAACCTAGACAAATAAATACATTGTCAGAGGAGAAGTAGGGCATGCCAGAAGCACAAAATGGCCGCATTGGCGGCGGCGTATTAAAAGACAATCTTTTACGCCAAGGTATTAATCTTAATTTTAAAAACACTAGTGGCAATACTGCACTCTTGCACCTTGACGTTAACAACTCTAAAATTGGTATTAATACAGAAGCTGCATCTGATGCACTTACTATACCAACAACATTAGCGTCAACAAATTTAATTTCAACCTACAATAATATTGCAAATTTTACAATTGACACTAGTCAAATTGTTGCACTCGGTGGCGATGGCTTTATCAACTTTGATGCTGCAAATAACATTTCTGCTACTTCGATTGCAACTGACGATTTAAAATTAGATTTTAATACTATTAGCACAACAACTACAGATACTAATATTGAAGTACGGCCTAACGGCAACGGAACAGTTAATATTAATAGTAATTGGAACATTACAGGATCTCTAAACGCAACAGGTAATATTCAAACAAGTGGAAATTTTACACTAGGTAACGACGACGAAGATAACGTAACGTTTGCTGCTGATGTTAATAGTGATATTATTCCTGATCAAACAGCTACAAGCGATTTAGGATCAGTATCAAAACAGTGGTTAAACATGTATAGTACGTTGTTAAATATTGAAACAATGTCCGTTGATGAACTTATTGTCGGCGATGGCGATGCTTCTAGTTTAGCAAGACGCCAAGGTAATACATTTTATGTTAGTACACTAGGTAGTAATTCTAATGTAGGCGATCATCAACACGGTGCGTTTCGTACACTTAAACACGCATTAAGTGTAATAGATGGAAGTACTTCTGGCCCAACAGTTATACACGTATTTCCGGGTGAATACGAAGAAGAATTTCCACTAACTGTTCCTTCTCATACAGATATTGTAGGTGAAGATATAAGAAATGTTATTATTAAGCCAACAGTAGCAACACAGACTAATAGTGCATTTTATTTAGAAGATGATGTTACAATTGAACACTTAACTATTAAAGATTTTTATAATGGATATGCATTTCAATTTACTGCCGGCGGCTTAGTAAACACACGTTCACCATATATTAGAAACGTAACAGTTATTACAAAAGGTAGTGTTACAAGTGCAGCAGATCCAAGAGGCTTTGCGCAAGGTGACGCAGGCAAAGGCGCACTTATTGATGGTGCAGTATTAGACAGTGCAAGTTTAGAAGCTAGTATGTTATTTCATAGTGTAACATTCATAACGCCCGGCGTTGATTGTATTACAATGACAAACGGTGTAAGAGTAGAGTGGCTTAATAGCTTTACATACTTTGCTAATAGAGGACTGTATGCTACACAAGGTGCTAGTGGCAAACTAATGCCTGATGCTTCGATACGTTACGGTGCAGAAGTTAGATCAATTGGATCAGCAAACGTATATGGTAATTTTGGCGCAGTAGCAGACGGTGCTAATACACTGATGTATTTAATTGGACATAATCTTGCGTATATTGGTACTGGCAAGGATACAAGTAATGATAACACACTTACTATACCAAGTCAAGAGGTAGTTGAATTAAATTCTGGAAGTATTGTATATACTCTTACAGATCAAAAAGGTAAATTTAGCGTAGGCGAAAATTTCTTTGTAGACTTTGACACAGGCGAAACAAGCATTGATGCAAACTCTATTGACTTTAGTGGTATCGGTAACATAACTGTAAACAATGGTTTAGAAGTTACTTTTATTGATGGTGAAAGAGTTGATACTGGTAATATAAGAATTACTGGAAATACTGTTACTACCTTAGACGGCGACTTAAATCTAAGCCCGCAAACTGAACTATTTAATACCGATAACAATGTAGCATTGATTGTAAGTAGAGGTACAACACTACAACAGAACAACGAAACTGCTGACTTTAGATTTAATACTGATACAAGTTTATTTGAAGGTTACTCGAGCGGTAATTTAAGTTTTGGTGGAATATATTCGAGCGATAGACAAGAAGGTGTCGACGCACACGATACTAACAACACAATAGTATTAACAGTAGCCGACACCCAGGTAGGTTCAATTGATAGTAACAGTACTAACTTACATGGATTATCTACTGGCGATGTGTTGTTTGACAACAATCTTATAACAACAACATTATCAAATTCAGATTTAGAACTTAGAAGAGCTACAGCAACAAATGTTGTTAATGCCTTTGACATAGATTTAAAAGATAATAAATTTTCTAATACATCTAATAATTTACTAACACTTGCTACAACAGGTTTAGGATATGTAAAATTTAACGGAACTACAGGTCTTGTTGTTCCATTTGGTA